GAAGACATTTGAACCGTCAACTGGAGAACTTGGACACAGCATCTATCAACGTATCGACTGGAACAGTGCCATGCAATCAGAGCTTGTAGTTGATGCCGACACCATAAAATGGTGGATGCGCCAAAGTGATGCAGCAAGATTAGAACTCATCGAGGAAGGAGATCAGCTTAACTGCGCCCTTGACGTTTTTAAAGACTGGCTAACCAACAACTGCAAGGTCTGGGGCAATGGCGCCACCTTCGATATCTCCATCCTCGAGCATGCCTACAAACACAACGCACCCTGGAAATACTGGAATGTCCGCGATGTAAGAACCGTTGTAGATCTAGCACATGGCATAGTCGAAAAAGACGATATCAACTTCGACGGTACCGCACACAACGCACTAGATGATGCCACCCACCAAGCCAAATACGTGTCAGCCATGTGGCAAGCACTCAAAGGCATCGATCAATGATCACGCTTTTAATCATCTGGACGACTGCCTTGGGTTTACTTTTCTTAAACGATTTTATTCAAAGTTATCATTACCAGAGCGCTAGACACTTATTGAAATTGTTCCTACTAACCACATTCCTAATTTGCACGCCTTGGGCCATTGAGATATGGCTAATCAGCTAATGACAAACTGGTCAGACGAACACCAACAAATGATCGACGACTGCATAACACGCGAGTCTCGACTAAACGAGTGGGAGCAAACATTCATCGACTCACTCAGTCGCCAGCTAGATAACGACAACCGCCCCACCATCAAACAAATCGAAACCCTTAACAACATATGGGAAAGTGCAACCGCACGTGGCTAACGCAACCAACATCAACATCCTAGGCAAGGACTACCTCACCGAAAAAGAGGCGGCACACTACGCCTGTGTGTCACAACGCCAGTTCCAAAACAAAGCCAAAGAATATGGAATTCTACCCACCAAATTCATGGGTAAATTCGTCTACAGAAAAGATGACATTCGCAATGCGATAGAAAGTGAGATTAAAATACCGGTATTGCCAGGATAACGTATAAATTACGCAGAAACACACATCCTACCGAATTGATTACTATACTCATTCAATTCATTGTCGATATTTTCAATAGCGGTCTTTTTCCGATTAACGACAGACCTGGGCTTTCTTGATATCCTCAAAATAGAAATAGGCGCTACAATCAAAATCATTAAGGGAAAAAAAGCGACCCTAAGTACTACCGTATCCTTGTGGAGAATTCGATGCATGACAGAAAAGAATTCACTAGCAATTTTGCAATAACTTGGATTATCAGTTCTTTCTAAATTCACCATAATACGTTTAATTCTTTCATGTATTTCTTGATCATTATGCATAGAAAAAACAAATCTCAAAAAATCTGTTACTTTAAAAGAACCTGTCACACGTATTGCAGAATTTATTAACTTAATAAGCGTTAAATACTCCTCAGAGTCCTCATCTAGCTCACCATTCATAGCCAACAAAGACAGTTCATCGCGTAATCTATATAAATTAAAACGCTCTTTATTTTTCATGGCAGGTTGTAAGTACTTGTAGTTAATTACAATTATCAGCCATAGACAAAGCGAAGCTATACTAATATTTAGTGCCAACATTAATCATCTCCTTTACCATTATTCATAGTGCCTGATTGGACATCAAACCCAGATGTTCTATGTTTTTTGAGTGGCTTTAACTCGCCGGTCTCCAATCCATGAACTAAGAGACTTCTATGTTCAGTAAGTTCCTGAATATGAGCCTTATATACTTTTTCTTGAATGAAGTTAGTGATAACGCTCACGGCCAATGCAGAAGCCAAAGGAAAGAGATAAAACCTCTCACTAATTAAAAACCTTCCCGTATCGCCAAAAAATGATTCGATTGAAGTTTCTGGTAATTTTAAGGTGACAATTAAGACCCATGCCAGAAAACCAATTATAATGAGGCCAACTAAGTTCCCTGTTTGCGCTAAATCATACATAACATCAATTAGTCTAATGGCGACATCAGCCCAACCCTTAGTCTGTTCCGACCTACTACGATTTGAGTTACCAGCTGACCGCCCTCTTTTCCTTGACTTGCCTGCCATTTATTCAGCTCCGTTAAAAACGACGCTTTATACAACATATAGCATACATATTCAATATGCAAGCAAAGCAAAAGCTATAGTTTTATATGTAAAAAACCATTGTAACTAGTAGCATAATTCACAACTCTAACCCCGCCACACTCTCCGCCAAATGATCCGGGGCTAAATGCGCATAACCCTCAGTCGTTTTAAAACTCGCATGGCCAGCCAACACCTGCACCGTACGCAACGGCACACCTTGCATCACCAGGTGCGAACAAAACGTATGTCGTAAACAATGCAAACTACCATCAAGGCCAGCATTCACCACCGCCTTTTTAAACGCTCGAGTCAAACTGCTCTTATTAACACGTGGCAACACATAATCTGACTCATTATCCAAAAACTCAAGCGCCACACGTGCACCAGGCGACAAAGGAATGTCACGCCACTTACCCGACTTAGTACGATCGCGACTAGTAGAAAGCACCCTCAGCCGCTCATCACTCACCTCAGACCACTTTAGCTGCAGCGCTTCACTTCGACGCATGCCCGTGTTGGCCATCAACATCCATATCTCCGCATGCAAAGGATCAACAGAATAAAGCTTTTTTAATTCATCACCGGTGTAGTACTTCTGAGGCGACGACTCAGTAGAACGAATCGGCTTAACAGACTTAACCGGGTTACGTTGAATATAGCCCCACTCAACCGCTTTATTAATAACCGCATTCAGCGTACGCAATTCCTTGTTCACCGTGCCGATCGCTGCCTTTATGCTCCGGCTGCGTTTGAATTTTTCAACATCCTTGGGTGTGATTCTAGCGAGTGATGAATATTTAAACGCCGGTACAAGGTGATCTTTAATGATTTGATAAATACGGATATGCGAATCCGGGTACTCAAACTTATGCCAGTCCAGATATTCAACCGTAAATTGATGGAAGCCACCACCACCCTGAGACATAACCAGAATATTCTCACCCGTGCTCAACTCCACCTCCTTAGCATGCAGAATTGTGGCCGCAGCCTTCTTAGAAATCCTCCCCAAAGACTTACGTTTCAACTGGCCATTCTCGCGCCAATTAAGATAATAAGAAGCCCCTCTTTTGTATAACGTCGCCATAACACCAAGATACTAACAGCCCTGTGAACTTTTTGTGAACATTCTATGCGCCTTTATGCGTAACTATGCGTAGAACAGGCATAAAAAAGCCCGCCTAAAAAGGCGGGCTTCGTCTAACTCCTTGATAAACAAGGTATTAAAATGGCGTCCCCAAGGGGGTTCGAACCCCTGTTGCCGCCGTGAAAGGGCTTTATTATTCATTTATTATCAACTAGTTACAATATTTTTGTGAATATTTTGTGAATTTATCGCGGATTTTGTAATCCACAGTGCCTTCAAAAATTGCATGTGTGAGGCATAGAAAATAGCCGGCCTGATAAGTCGCTGAATGTGCCTTCATGACGCGATTGATATCTCTTTCCAGAAAGCCATAATCAAATACGCCAGGTGCGCTTGTCAACCATTGAACTACTTCGTTAGCCGACTCATATCCTGCTTTCATGGATTGCCCTAGGCAACCGACACGATTACTATTTTGATAATTTGTCCGCCACCTTTACAAATTAGTACCACTCAATGGAGTTTTATCGTGTTTTTGATACCATAAAAAGGGCCAAACGTGGCGGATTGGCTTGATAACCGATCGAATGACCCCATGAATACTGTGACTACCATCAAATACGGAGCAATATCATGGCGACCAATAGGAAAAAAACATCGACGAAAGTATCATCTCTGGCCGGATCTACACTTGGGGATAAGAGCGCATCAAAGATTCAGAAAAGCTTGGCAGGGTCCGCGCTGGCTCAAAGCCGAACAAAAAAGCAGACTGGTGCTGATATGGAAGATAAGGCATCTAGAGCACTGAAGAATGATAAGTCTAGCAACACTACAAGGAGCCTGGCAGGGTCAATCGTGTCACAATCAAATAAGAAACGCTGACAGCGAGCAAATAGGTCGCCTTATTGAAATGGCAATGTGAAAGAAGCAGGGATGAAAAAGTTAATAGAAATCATGGTAATTGGCTCAGTTTTCCTAACATGGACTGTGAGTGCAGATGTTGAGGATGACATGGCCATACTGATAAAGCTGCCTGAATTACTTATGGATTATCAACACATAAAGCTCGCATGTAATCGGATCAATATGACGGACTACGAGATACTGAGATGCATGGATAAACAAACGGAAGAATTAGCAGAACTAATAGCGGTCTCAAAAAAGACTAGGCTGGCAGGTAGATACGCCATCTTAACTTGCTGGCGACAGGATTATTGTAATGGTCATTACTTCGCTGACTATAAAAAGATAAATCAATGCGCAACGAACAAAATCAAGTCATTAGGTTTGCGATAAACAGAAATGTAAAAGGGACAAGGGAATGAGTAAATTTGTAAACGATAAAAATGCTAATCAACAAATATTAAAAATCTACGGGATGGTACAGGCCGGTAGTAATGATGCAGAAATTGCCATTAAGTTAAATGAATTGGGCATAAAAAATTTAAAAAAAGATAACGGACAATGGGATCCATTAGATATTAAGAACTTGAGAGAGCAATTCAAACTTGACACTGATAATCCAGTAACAATTAAAGATATACCGTTAAATTCAAGTGTCGATAATAAAGCTCAAAATGTAGTGGTAACAGACATCCAAATGCCATTTGAATCTATGGTATTTTTTATGATCAAGTGGGCAATAGCCACCATACCTGCAGTTATTATTTTAGCTATCCTCGTGGGTATTATTTTCGCGTTATTTACAGCGTTATAACGTCACTAATACCATAAACCTCTCTTAATAATCACTGGTTTATTTATGTTTTGCTTGCAGTCTGAGCATCTTTAAATCCTTGTCGTGCATCGATACGCGTTTGAGTGTGTAAGTTGCTAGCTGTGTCTTTTACCAACTGGCACTCACCAGATACGTCATCACCTACATCAATCACTTTTCGATGATAAGAGCGCGAAAGTTCCTTACCATTATCCATAATGATTGTTGTTTCACGACATTCTAATTGACCGTCTGGAAGGACAGTTATTTGGTTCTGTATTTTTTTGCTGAGTGGCATTGTTCGCTCCTATTTCGTATATTGCAGAATGGTATTTGTGATAGTAAAGCATCTTGTGATGTTATTAAGAGGCATGATAAGTTCCGGAAATCACAAGGTCGCCATTAGCAGTGTACTCTGCTGCAAATAAGCTGACTGTGCCGCTGGCTGTAGACCATTTGGATAACCGCATTATATTGTTGTTGTTTTCGATATGGGCAGCAACAGATTGCCCTGCGACGAGGTTGAAGCCAGAACATAACCCTACTGTCATAGCACAATAACCGATAGAGTCTGCGACAGTCCCTGACGCGTTAAAGGGTAAACCAGAAATATAGATTGAGGATGAAATACTACCAAGACTGGTCGTTGCAACCCTGCATTGTATGTGAACTAAATCTCCTATCTTGGTGTACGTTCCATAAGTCAGCGAGGCATTCATCGTTGCATTCCATAACCCATCGGTTATAACAGGAGACCACGATCCTTCCTCATAATCATCCAGTGTATTAGCGTCAGCAGAAGGGATGGCAATTGCAGGGAACACTATGCCATCAGGTGACATTCTTTTGTTAGCATCCAGAGCCAACAATTGATTGGCAGTAGCTACAGTATTAGCATGAATGCCATCTACTGTGTCGTCAGAAAACGCGACAGCACGCTCATCAATAATATCGCCATTGGCGACGACTGTGATAGATGGTGTCAAAGCTATCTGACACAAAGGATAATGCATTGACGAATACGCAGGCGCAACAGGACTTGGCGCCTCAGCACCCGCTATCACCACCACATTACCCGTACTTAAATCAATCGCCAGACGATCAATGCGTGGGTCGGTTACAGGCGCTGTTATTACAGCAGTAACTTGTGGCACACGACTTAAATACACACCACCCGTCCAAAGTTTTCCCGCATCCACCACCACGGTCATATCAGGCACAGCAGCTTCATGCGCTGCAAAATTCGCCGCCATTTCCATCAAGACTTTAATCGATGCGTCGATGCTGCCTTTATAGGTGGTCACATCTTGCGTATTAAAATTCGGCTGGTTAAAAGTAGATACCGTCATGCTTAAACTCCTATAGCTTCCCAAGAGCCAATGCCACCGACATCGCTTCCTGAGCTATTAAATAAATGAAACTTGAAACTGGTTTCAGTGATGAGTTCACGGGTGGGGGTTAGGCCGCTAACACCATCGGTAAACGTACGTACAAACGGCGGCGTATGAAATTGGGGTGAGAAATTTATCACCGTACCGCCTGCGGCAATGGTCACGCCACTCGCTTTTTGGGTGCGCTCTTCTTGGTCAGCTACTAACTGCATGGACTTAATATAAGCCACACCTAAGCTAGTATCGAGTGTCAATTTCGCCTTGGCATAACGCAGCCTTATCTGGCCAACTGACCAAGCTTCAAAACCATCATACGCACCTGCATCAAGGTGATAATCCAACTCAAACGAAGGATTGGCCACGCCGGTTTCACCTGGGCCCAAGGCAGAATCTATCTCACCCCAAACACGTACTTTGTCATCAAAACCGATGTCAATTTCTGGTGCCTCATAAATTGCAGTGGCAACGGGATTCGGCACATAAGTGTCGAAAGTTTCCCAGGCATCAGCTGCTGCCAAATTTTGTGACAGCGGTACCAACACGCCTGTCCAGTGTTTGTAAAACCCGGTGAGGTTGCCTGGCCACGGAGCCTGTGAATTTTGCTGAGTAATGACATCAGCATCGGTATCAACTAGTAAGTTATAAAGAGTTGCATTGACTGATGCGTTTTCGGTCGCATCAATGGCTTTTATAAAAAACGACCAGTCGCCCGGCGCAATATCAGCTGAGGTGATATTAGTACCCTTGGTCGCAATCGTCAGCGGTGTCGCATCGTCCCACACGATAATGCCGCGCAGCCCATAACGTATCTCATAACCAAACAAGTCAGCATCGGGCACTGCAAACCATTTAAAGACAACGGTATTACCATTTTGTGATGCTATAAATCCGGCCACATCTTGTGGCGGTGTGGCCTTACCCACGTATGTTAGCGAATCCGTTATCCTGCTGCTGGAACCAAACTGGCCCAGCTGATTAAAGCCGGTGACTTCGATGGTTACCGTGCCGTCTTCGGGGCCATCAAATTCAATAAACTGATCCAGCGTTTTGCCGCTGTCTTTTAAATCTTCACCGTTGATGCCGGCGCGGATCATGGCACCACCGTATTCACCAGCAACGTCCCAGGCGGCGCTAATGCGCACAGCAAAACCGTTGCCCGATGGGATCAGCGTAGCCTCTATTTGCAGGTTGGTGAGCGTGGGCACGTCCAAGCCGAATGTTTGCGGAGTTACATAAGTGTAAGTGTCGTTTTCTGCCAAGTAATAGGCATCGTCTTCATCGGTGGCGGTGATGCGCACGTGGTGCTGTGATAACGGGCGGATATCAGTAATCTTGAGCTGCTTGCCGGGTGTGGTTTTAGGTGCAAAAAACCAGATGTAGTCAACAACAGGATTATCTGGGTCATCATCAGGCGCTGAGGGCATCGCCGTATTGAGTGTGATGGTATCTTGTTCACCGACCTGGTAGATCACGTCATAGATTGCAATCGTGCCATCGGGTGAGCGGATGCCAATGTAATGTGTTTCTGCAAGCGTAAACGGTACTTTACGATCCAGCTGCAATACCGTGGTGGTGCCGGTGATTAATCGACCAGAATATGCCCACCGAGTCAGGTCATGCGATAGAGCGATCACATCACCACGTTGTACGACCATACCTTCGATATCCGTTTCCCAGGAAACGATACGGCGGCGATAGAGCTGCTCCGCTGCTATCAAGTTCGCTTCCCTGCCTGCCTGCGATTCATTGGTAATACCGGGAATTTTTATACTCACGGGATTAACGGGATTAGACACACCTGGAACCACCTGACGCACAGTGTCTGGCTGCCAGTTAAGCGCAGGATTAATCCATTCGACGATCACTTCATCGGCAAGACGACCGGTAATGTATTCGACACTAAACGTGCCACGGCGAATATTGCTCATGCCAAACATAGCGGTCGTGGGCTTGTTTGCTTCATCCCAGATAATGCCAAGGATACCCGCGCTCCAGGTGACCGCTGCACGGCCACAACGGGCGATCATCTGTAGGCTATTAAAGACGTTAGTTTTTGTATCGAGATCAAAATTAAAAGAAAGTGCTTTTGTGTCACACCAAGCACCCCAAACTTTTATCGTTTCGATATCAATGCGCGCATCAGGCAGGTTTGCACCCCACAAACGCTGACCACCGGCATCCAGCGCACCACGCGCAAATGCCAGGTATATCCATGCGGGATTAGAGCTAGCTTGGGTAACCCATGTCGCACTGGTCCACACCGGCACATCCAGATCCACAATCGCATTGAGGCGATCGACCGTACCATTCAGCTGACCAGAGGCTTTGATGATCATCGCCAGGCGTTTTTGGCCCGTGTAATCTACCGTGTCTGGTTGGTAGCTTTTAAATTGATCCCAACTGACATCAGCCGTTACCTTTGGATTACTGACACTCACCGATGGATAAGTAATAACTTGTTGTACGGTGAACTTACCGCTAACAGGATCATATACATGCGTCGTGGCAACCTTACGCCGTGTAACACTCACATATTCAATCCGAATTTCGTACTGGTCCTTCGCCACGTCCTTGCGATAACTCCGGCGCAGAGGCTTTTTACTGCCATGATCAATCGCCACCTTGCCGCCAGTCACAAAGTCCAACCAGGCGCCAGAGCCGACAGCGCGATATTGAATACCAATAGTGACGCGCAGCTGCTCAAGACCTCGATCGCCGACGTAATAAACCAACCCACTAAAATCAACCACCAGACCCGTAGTGTCGATTGACCCTGTACGTAATGTCCAACCAGCAGCCACGGTAAGCGATGCACCCACAATTGAATCGACATTGGCCGGGAATAAATCCAGCGCACCATTGGTGCCAGAAATTTCTGTGGTGACATCCTGATAGCTAGCTATCGGCGTATCACCGATTTTGATATTTGAAAGGTTGATATCACCCAAACCAAAATTAAATACCTGATAAAGATACTGATCATTACCACGAAACTCGGTGTAAGGTTTTGCGCCCAAATCAGGGAATACACGTTGCTGGCCCATCACCAAAGGCAGGGGTTGATACAAGCGAGATCGATTCTGGCCGCCGGACAATGAATACGTCGGGCTGGTTTGTTCATCCTGAAAAGTCACGGGCGTGGGTGGTGGCACCAGCGTATTGACCAGCATCATGCCGCCCAAAACAATCAGGCCTTGCGCAACAGCTGCAGATGTACCGGTTAAACCTAAACCTGCGGGCCCTGTGAAATAGACTGCAGCAGCCAGCACGGCAATATTCAACACAGTGCGCAACGGATCCGAAGCACCGTCACCACCATGCATCGTGGCGCGTATCGTGATTATGTCACCGTGGTCACAATAAATAGTAGCCCACTCGTAGCGCTCAGCTGTTTGGCCATTAACCTGTAACACCACCGGCTGACTACCGAAATGCAAACCTAAACGTGACAAGTAAGCCAGCACGGTTTCGCCAGGTAAAAACACCGCCACCATCTGCTGACGGTTAATATCCGGCATGATGGGATGTGGCGAATACACCAAACGCGGTGCTATGGCACCATCGTTTAATCGTGAAACAGGGACAAGCGCCCTGCCCGTTGCTACCGCCATCGGTAATACCCCTCAATACCTAAACCCACAGAAGGTAAATCACAAACACGATGCAACACCGCATGGCCGGCATTTTTCATGGCATGCAGCACCCAGCGTTGATTATTGATCAGGCAAAACACGCCAACATGTGACAAGCTGCCTCGGCAATGCATAACGATCGCATCACCATCGATGGGCTCAACCACAGGTTCCGCCACCACATGTTGCATGTCGTTGATCTGTTGGGTTTGTGCGCGTAACCCTTTAGCGGGTTCAGGCAACTGGATAATGCGATCATACACTTCACGCTGAACCTGCACGGCCAGCTGCGCACAGTTAGCCTCGGCGTATGAACGGCCAATATAGTTTTCAGACCAGTGATTCGCCGCCATCAGAACAGCCCCGGTGCCACAGTGGGCGTGTACATTTTGGGTACCGCAGGAAGATTCAGAATGTCATCAAAAGTCAGTTCACCCGTCACTTGCAACATGTTCATCTGCACATTGTTCAGGTTCATGGTGACCTCCCACTCAACCGTATTCGGCACCGAGCGCAACACCTGCATAATATGGCAGGTCGCGCCACGGCCACCGCCAGAGCTTTCCAGCCATTGCACTAATTCCCTGCCTACATTACCGAGTGCCAGCCGTGCCCGTGGTTGACCACTACTCAAGTCATCCGGCATGGAAATATTAAAAGCCAACGCGGTATACACATCAGCATTGCTCGTGATGTCCTGATTATCTTGCACCACACGTACCGGCGTGGCCAAGTCGGGGTGATCAATCTCCAGCAACACCAGTGGCAATTCTGTTGCACTGGTGGCATTTATTTTCTTATTTGCGGTGGTCGAATAATTACGCGCCATAACCCACCAAATGATAACGGCTTGTGCTTGCATTGATATCATATTGTGATATCATATAACGCATGAACAGCAAGCAAAGAAAAACACTCGAAGCGATCTTTTCTAACCCCGTCAATGGCAATATGGAATGGCGTAAAATCGAGGCAGTATTTCTAGCTTGTGGTGCTGAGAAAGACGAAGGAAACGGTTCATTAGTTACCTTCATTCTTAATAACGTACGAGCTGACTTCCATAGACCACATCCTAAAAAAGAGGCTTTGCGGTATCGGATAAAAGCAGCACGTGAATTCTTGACAATGGCAGGTATCAAACCATGAACATGATGAAATACAACGGCTATATCGCCCATATTGAATACGACGAAGAAGACCGAATTTTTGTAGGCCGTCTGGCAGGCATTAAAGATATTATCAGCTTTCACGGTACCGACGTGGATGAACTGGAAACCGCGTTTCACGAATCGGTTGATCATTACATTGAAGTGAGCGAACGCACAGGGCGGCCTGCGCAAAAGCCTTTTTCCGGTAAATTGATGTTGCGTATAGATCCAGAAATTCATGCTGCTGTCGCCACCGCTGCACAAGTAAAAGGCACGAGCATTAACCAATGGGCGGCTAACGTATTGGATAAAGCGGCACACAACGAATAACCAGATCATTCCCAGGTCTCCAGGCTGAAGCTGACTTCCCATTCGGGTAGTACACCTTCCCCAATCGACACAGCCCTGCCCTGGTATTCACCGCTAACGATGCGCGCTTGTTTGGTAACACCATCAACAGGATCTGACCAGTCGAACCAGTCAGAACCACCGATCAACGTGTCTTTTACAAACGTTTTAAAACTGGCGTAATCCGTTGCATTAAAGCGATATTTAATCGGGCGGTGCACCATCACACGGCTACGCACCACCGCTTGTTTGGCGGGGCCGCTTTCCATTTCGGTACGTTTTAGCCCGCTTTGCGGTTGCTCTGCGTAGCCCTCAAATAAAAACAAACCGTAGGTTGGAAACGCTGCCATTAGCCGCCCCTCTGTAAGCCAAAGGTGCGGCTCATTTGGTTAGCGATAGGGCCGCCACGGCTAATGTCCTGAGTAAATACCTTCACCACCATGCCTTCCGCATCGATAGCGGTTTGTGTGCTTTCTATCGCCTGCGGCGTACCACGGTTAACGATCTCTACCCGCATGCCGGCACCCCTGTTATTACGATGCCTTGGATCCCGTGCGGTTAAAACTTCTTCGCCTTTTTGTAAAATAGCGGCGACTTCATTGTTGCCCACCACACCACCGCTGTGAAAACGCGGCGCACCAATAAACGCCGACAAAGGAACAGAACGGCGTGTACCCTGTCCCACAACACCACCGGTATGATTAACACTGGCTGGTGTTGTACCTGCATTATTAAATAAATTTGGGAATAACGATTTAAGCGCCTGTTGCGCGACAACCTCAGCGGCCATACGGCGAATGGTTTTGAAAAAACTATCGGCCATGCCTTGCAGGCCTTTGTCGAATGGATCAAACAAAAAGTCTGCGAATGCACTTTGCATATTACGCGCAGCTTGCACGGTGAACTGACTCATTTCCGCTGAGGTATCAGCGACTTTGTCATTCAGATCATCCATGCGCTCATGAGAATTTAAAGTCGCTTCCGCCCACTCGTCCTGACTAATCTTTCCTTTTTTCAGTAACTCGTTATAGGTTTCCATTTCCATGCGTATCGCCTGAAATGGATCCAGCTGGTCTTTTAAAACACGTGCTGCCTCATCAAGTTCTTTGTTGTGTTTCTTTTGCGCATCCGCTGCAGCTTCAGATGCTTCTTTCTCTTTCTTTTTAGTATCAATATTTTTAGCCGCATTGATCAACGCTGTTTTTTGGCTAGTGTTTAGATCCTTGTAACGACCATTTTGGGTTTCCCATAACACGCGTTCTTCTCGTGATATTTTTGTGATGGTAACCAACTGACGATTAAGATCAGTGAGTGCTTTTTGAAATGCCTTTTCATCACCCGCAGGAAGAATAGAACCTGTTGAATCTTTACTGACATTATTGCCAACATTTTTATTTCCATTTTTCTGAGCACCACCTAACGATGTTAATGAACTAGATAAATCAACTAGCTGCTTATCTAATACGGCGACTTCACGTACTAAACGGTCACGTTCTATAAATAATTCTTCTTTACGCGCCGCTGATCGAGTACGCCGAATTGAACGGCCTAATGTGTGTAAACGCGCTTCTTTTTTATCAATCTGATTTTGCAGTACATCAAACTCAACACCAAAACCACTTGCGCCAGCGGCGATCTCACCTATGGCTTTTGCAAACATCACTACATCAGAAAGACCACTCGCGATTGCACCGGTAAAGTTAGCAATACCACCCGCTAGATCGATCATGCTTTTTACAAATGCAGGATCCTTAACCAGTATACGTAAATCATTGATGGCGTTGTTAAACCCGGATAGATCAGCGGTGGATAAACTTTTCTGGAAATCATTTTTTAATTGTGTGAGCGCCTGGCCAATCGTGATGGGTAGTTGCTTAAACTCACTTTCAAGAACAGCCTTTTGACTAAGCAACGCTTTCGTCACGACATCCGCCGTGAGCTTACCTTCTTTACTCATTTTACGAAGGCTACCGATATCCGTTTCTAAACCATCAGCAATAGCCTCTGCCAGGCGCGGCATGTTTTCCATCACAGAACGGAATTCATCACCGCGTAATTCGCCCGAGGCTAATGCTTGCGCAAACTGGATAACACCAGCCGCCGATTCCTGTGCTGATGAACCCGATATCTGAATAGCCTGATTTGTGCCTTTCGTGATATCGAGTAATTGTTGTTGGCTTAAGCCTAAATTTTCAGCATTACGTGCAACACGTGCATACAGCGTGACGGTGCTTTCGTATTCGGCACGTGTATCTTGCGCAACTTTAAACAGCTCTTCCTGAACGTTTTTTAGTTGTTCATGTGATGACGTGACAAGCCGTAAACGACCTTCGAGCTTTCTGTAAGTGTCAGATGCACGCACCGCGGCACGGGTGAACAAAGCGGCGGATAAAGAAATACCCACCCCTGCAGCAACACCCTTAACGCTTCTTAAATCACGTTTGAATTTACCCAACGATCGCTTGGTCTTACGAATGGCTTTATTAAACTCCTTAGAGTCACCACCGATTCTGATTAAAAACTTTTTAGAGAACATAAGTGTTACTTACCCGTACCCCAAAACGCACCCTGCATGATACGCATTTGGTCAACGGCTTTGCGCTGTTCAATTTTTTCCGCCACATGTAAATACAGGTTGGCTTGTGCCACGGTGTATGTCATTACATCTGTGTGGCTGTGTCCGGCTGCGATGAGTTCGCCGATAAGCCCCGCCCAAGTGCCGAGCCGACTGTTGTCATCAATGACTGTAGTTTCGGGGCCAGGCGGCGGGCGAAAAAATCCATGTTCACGTGTAGTACAGCAGCCGTGATTTCTGTAAATTCTTCCAAATCCAACGTACTGATAAACTCAGGCGCACGATCAACGGCAACCGCCACGGCATCAATGATGTCTTCACCGCCATCGGCAATGAGTGCAAGTACATCAACATCCACGTCATCTGATAAGTCGATGTCCGCATCTTTAATGCAGCGCAAAAACTTAGGTAATTGACCAATGGTGAGCGGTGAGACTTCAATCGTCTCACCACCCGCATTGATCGTGACAACCTCTGGATCTAATACGTCCAGCTCATCTTCACCAGCAACACCGTCAGTCATTAGGCTGCCACTCCATCAACATATAGCGCTTCAAGAGTTCCTGATTTTAAGAACTCACTTTCAAACGTCATGGTCATCGTGTCATTACGACTTTTCATCGCTAACTCTCCCGATGGTTTTAACTGCACACGTGGGCCGTAAATATCGTTATTGGCACCTTCAGTGTTTGCTGCAATAAAACGCAATGCACCAAATTTAGCGCCCAAGTTATTACTAATCACCTGGTCGCGTGAATTGGCAACCGGCGTGTAATCGACTAGCAAATTAGTGGCATCGGCAATGCCGCCACCTTCAATAATGTAGATGCGACCATTAACGGTATCCAGCTCATAATCAGTATCGAGAATAAAAGGAACATTCGGCACATCGTCAGTCACTACTACCGAACCAATATCACGCACACCGGTTGGGTTTGCTGCTAACGCACCTATTTGATACCAGCGGCCTTGTTGAACATTGTTAATCGCTTCATCAACAACCGGCGTTGCTACTTGACTACGCGTAGATTTTGTACCCAGTACAAATAATTCCAGGTTATCCATAGAGATGTCCTGAAGATTAATGCTGGCTGTACGCACCAC